AACTCCACAATGCTAACGCACGTCTTCCCTTGTCCTGCTTCCAGGTTCTTGGCTGATGTGTTATAAGCTCGTACCCTCATCTCCTGACCGGAGGACAGGTTTACTACAGCGGAACAGCTACTGGCCTGTGTAGAGGCTCCGTACCCAGCGAATACTGTAGCGTTACCTCGCGTACCGACATCGGTACCATTCTGCTGAATCTGAACGTAAGAGTCATCTCCGAGACCCTGAGCTGCTACACTGATACCTGCTGTCACAAAGATAGTAGCCCCTCCTGATCCTGCTGTATAGATACCAGTGGAAGTTGAGAACGTACCTCTCGTCAGGTTGTCCACTCCTGTAGCATTAAACACTACAGTTGCTTCTGTCGCTGCTCCTAGAGCCTGTACCGCATTACGGTACCACCGTCCTTCCCCTAAAGCAGTACCAATAAGTGATTCTATAGGTACCTTTCGGTGTGCCATTGCGGAATCATCGTAGAATGCTACATGATCTAGCTCGCCGTCTACGGTAGTTTCAACAGTCAGTTCGTCAATATCCATGTCGATGGTAGCTGAAGCGGTCAGATCAGAACCTCCTACAGAGTAGCTCAGACCTTCTCCAGCCGTCAGAACTACTGTCGTAAGGTCGGCCCCACCTTGAATATTAGCTGCGGATAATGCAGCCTCGAAATTAGCGAAGGTGATCTTGCTGGAGACTGTACCTGTCAGATCTAGGAAGGTTACAAGGTCACCAGTAGCGATTGAAGTAGCTGTAGTTAATTCATTGAAGTCGATAGCCAGAGATATATCTGAGCTAAGTGCTCCTCCTCCAGACAGACCATTACCAGCAGTAACCGTTCGAGTAAAGGAAGTCTCATCCAAGTCAAGCGTAGTGTCGGTTAGAGTAAAACCAGTTCCTACCGTAAGGAATGTAGTAGTACCTGCCGAATCATCCCAGAACAGGATACGGTCAGCGTTAGGATCAGCCAGTGCTTGAAGGTCCTCAATGATACCAGCCTGTCCCTGCCCCCAGGCAGTAAGCCTAGCGGGAGTAATCAGGACTGTATTGCTCGTACCAGCTTGTGCTTCTCCAGCAGTAGCAATATCTGTGCTGTCGTACTTGCTGGCGACAGCCGTGCTTACAGCGGAAAGCTCAGCGTCAATGTCTGAGCCTTTGATCAGTTTGAGAGGATCACCCGTAGCGAGTGCATCCTTTGCGCTATAATCATTTATCTGAGTGTAGTCTGCCATTATGCAATCCTTCCTACTTTAGTGAACAGTTCAACTTGCTGAAGCGCAAACTGGCCTGTGGTCGTCGTTTCAATCTTAACTTGGTAATACTGTCCGACATCCCGTGCGGGTACCTTAATGATCTGTAGGAACAGACCACCTGACCATTCTCCTACTCCCCACTCGGCTATGTTCCACTCCGAGGAGGCGGGATCTACTATCTCCTTGGTAACCTCTCCAGAGCCTTCCCTGAAGTCGGTACCCCATTTGAACTCAATGCCTGAGTTATTTCTTACGAAGATGATAGCACCGATCCTCTTAAGGATCTTGAGCCTATTCCCGAGGTCTTCCCCCAGGTCTAGCCAGGGTGAGGAATACTCGAAGCGTATACCTGTCGTACCACCACCGTCTGTGTCGGCACCACCATAGGTGTAGACCTCTCCTAGTCCTGATCCCATAAGCAGAGCCCCAGCCTGCGTGACTGCTAGGCTGTATGGCGCAAAAGCTGAGCCATCTGACTGCTTAAAGAACCACTGGAAGCAAGGGAAGATTCGATCTCCCTCCTGGTCACCGATAGCGTTCCGAACGTCGAAGGCGTAGACTACTTTCTCAGTCGGGATGCTAAGGAAGTACTTTCCTTCCTCTGGAGAGTACACCGATCTCAAGTCAAGAGGTGACGCCTCCTTCGATACATCCTCTAGTAGTTGATCTCGAACGTATTTAGATACAGTCCTGAGAGGGTTTGACTTCTCCTGGATCACACGTCCCAGGCTCTGGAGCCCATTACGTGACATGAACACGATATCTGACTCACCTATAGCGGTCATAGTCCAGTGTGATATACACCCTGTCCCTTCAATAACGTCTACCACTGCGAGGTCAGTCGGGTTAACACCAAGCTGAGAGCCTAGCTCATCTTCCCAGATGACGATGTGGTTCTTGCCGAACACCAGGACAGATCCGTTGAAAGCCGCGATAGCTTTCACTTCGTCCATACCCTGAGTCCAGATGTTGGACATATCTATCTGACCTGCTCCTGCTCCTCCCCAATCGGTCTCATCCAGCAATCCGCTGTACTTAACTGTCTGTCCATCAGAGTCGAGAACCCATACGCGCCCATAGGCGCACATGGCGATACCGTCCTTGGACGTAGGAATTGTGCCGCTGCTAGCAATGACAGTAGCAAAAGTGGAGCCAGTATATACAATAGGATCTTCACCATCTTGGAATCCTAACACTTTATTGTTGAAGTTCTGGAAGTACCATCGACCATCTGTTATGGTTAAACCTCCCTTAATGCTGGAAGGTGAGCTTATGTCGGTGTATATATTGTCATTAGTTGCGTAGATAGTCTCTACCGTACCATCTCCCTGGAGGTATTCATGCAGGGATTCTATCTGGTCTGTAGCACCCGTAGGTGTACCTGTACTGACTGCGTATCCTCCTCGTAAAGCGAGTCTGAGTGCATCATCTAGGTAGCAGTTCTTAGCATTTACTGCCCATTGAGGAGGCAGTAGACTTGTCTTCTGCTGAAGATTCAACCCCAGCCTTCCAGGAGTAACTGCGTCGATGGGTAGTATTTGCTTTGTCATACCGAGATAAGCTCCATGTTGTCTCCCTGCTCTGCGGCATCCCGTGCTATTGCATCGTCTAATGCCTGCATGAACCTCTGCTCAGAGAACAATCCTTGCGTACCTAGCTCCTCTCCTCGCTCCTCCAGAGCATACCATACAGTACCCATGACAATAGGTCTTACAGGTACTGAGATGTTGGCAGAGAGTACATTCTGCTGCGTAAAGTCAGCCCTACCCTGCGGTGTGATCATCGTCACTTGTATGCTCTTACTTCCGCTAGGTCGAGGGTTGACGTAGAGATCCATCCCGTCTCCTGCACTATTGTCCAGTGCGAAGTAAACAGGATCTTGATATTCATTAGGGTTTACCGTGTCACGGTATATGATCTCTGATAGATCAATCTCTATCAGGGGGTCTGGATTCGAGGCGTCTGTGACATCAAATACCAGGGGAACTACCGAGTGTCGATTAGCTTGGTAGATTCGTACAAGTCTGCTTCTCTCTGAAGCATTCGTTATCGTACCTGAGAGTGCTTGTGCTGGTACGGTAACGGTATAGGTTGTTCTTAATGCTCGCCAGTTGTGAGCGTCTTCTACTTGCTCCATGATCTCATTAAACAAAGCACCGATAAGTAAATGGTACTCAGAGGTGAGAGTAGTAGCTGCGCCAGGAATCTTATCCTCGCCAATAATCTCAAGCACACGGTTAAGTGCTTGTCGGTATGTAGTAGCCATAGGTTAATCCTGTGTGTTGAGATAAGAGGGTAGCCCCTCCCCGAAGGGAGAGGCTGGTCCCAAGGTAGTCCTACCTATCCTCCCATCATGGGAGCCATAGGAGTTCCGTCGCCTATTAAGTGGTCGGGACTACGAACGTAACGATAGAGCTATCACGCAAAGCCTTGACACCGTAGAGCATGTCTGAGGTGAAAAGGTCAGCAAGATATTCCTGCTTGTATTGCGTCTGAGAGCGAACTCCCAACTGCTCAACAAGTGCCATACCGTCAGCCTGGAAGCAAACACCAGCGATGTTGTCTTCGTTGGCAGAGCTATCTTCAACGATAGGTGAATTGGTCGTTACATATACGTCCATGCCGTATACGTCACCAACATAACCGTTGCGGATGCTGTTACCAGCACCAACTTCGCCAACGAACGCTTGCTCAGTGAAGCGGTTCAGACCCAGAAGGTCGAACTTAACGATAGTAGGAACTGCCATGACTCGACCCATCATAGGTGCGTCTACGTCATCCAGGAGCTTAACGAAGGTACGAATACCAGCGTCAGATATGTCCGTTGAGGCGGTCTCGTCCCAGATGGTACCGTCGCCTTCGCGGATCTCATCGAACGTAGAAGCCGTCTCCAAGACGTTGCCCGTGTTTACGAGTGAAGCAGAGCCGGTGTTGAACATCTCAATCCACAGGTCTTGGTCAACCTGCTTAGCGATTGCGTAACCAGCGTCATCCGTATAGAACGAACGAAGAGACTCAAGAGCCTGAACGCTAACGATGTCTTCGATCAAGCGGGAGTATTCCTTGTGCTTGTCGATGCTGATAATCAGACCGGCGTCCGTACCATGCTCCTGCAAGGTTACTTGCGTCTGTGCCGCCTTGTCGCTTGCTGCGCCACGAGTCGGGGTCGGAACCCTGATCGTATCGCCTTTCTTGCCGCGATGGTTGAGTTTGCGAACCAGTCCACCGAGGACGAGGTTGCTCTTGTAAGCCGCGATAACTTCATCGGACCAGAGTTCTGGGATAAAGTTAGGGACTTCAGTTGTAATGATATGGTTAGTACCAAGTGCCATTTTACTGTTTCCTTAAAAGGTTGATAAAGGTTAATCAGTCACCCTCCCTTCAGCATAGGCTTGAGTAAACTCTTGTGAGCGTAGTCGGTATTCCTCTGGGTTGCGTATCTTGAGGTTGACTATCTCACGTCGAGAATACACCTTGCTGCTAGATTTAGGTGTACCTGAAGATGAGGATTCCGTTACAACTTGCTTTGCACGGGATACCTCTTGTGCCTTCCGATCATCAGCGGGAGCAGCGGTAGTGCGCTCCTTGTAATCGGTCAGAAGGTAGTCAAGACTATTATAGTCTTGGTTCTGGACAGCAATAGCTGCCATGTTTGCTCTATACGGATTGGACTGTACCCATTCCACAAAAGCTGGGTCATTGAAACGTTCGCTCGCATCAGGATGCTTCTCAGCAAACTGCTGCTCAAGGGTCTGCGTCTCAATTCGGTCAAGTCTCGCCTTAAGCTCCTGATAGCTCGTATCTTGAGCTAACCGTTTCTCGTAGTAGCGATCCATGACCTCCTTCGGATTAGCTAGTAGTTCAGTCGGGTCGATGTCGTAAGACTCAACCTCAGTCGCACCACCTTTCTCCAAGTCGGATACTCGCTTCTCCTCCAAGTCCAGTAGTCTATCAGTCATACTGCGGTACTCACCGAGTTGG